TGCTAACTCAAAAATATGGGTTAGCGTTTCACTTCTGTTGCTTGCAGATATACTGAACCAGCATATACTGTTGCGCCAATCATGTTACCTATAACTAGATAATACGTTGTTTCTTGACCAGCACTATATTGAGTATCAACAATAGTTGCACTAATAATCTGACCATTTGTTATTCGTTGTTCTACTGGTGGAAGTGCAGTATTAGACACGATAGGCCAACTACCCCAATAGTTCAAACGTGTTAAGTTCATAACTTCTGTAGGTGCTTCATTTACCCTTGCTACGAAGTTAATAAAGCCTGCGCTTGAATTAAAGATACATGCATCTCCACCGATGTTAATTGTATTGAACACAGTATTATAATCTATTGACAACAAGTTTCTAGTTGTTAAGTCAGATTGTATTTGTGTCCATGCTTGTGTTGGAGTTGATGATGATAGTATTAGACCATTATCGCCCACAGCAATCCAGGTGCCGTTGCAGTAGCGAACAGCATTTAAGTTATCTGATGTAGGTGACAGAACTTGAGTCCATGTTTCACCGTTATCTGTACTTACTTGAATCATACCATATTCTCCAACAGCGACCCAAGTGCTAGTACTACTATTTTGAGAATCATCACCTGCAACTGCATACAAGTCAGAAAGTACTGGACTACCATTCAATAATGTAGTTGCTTTACTAGCCCAAGAATATGTTCCTGTAGTAGCCCATACTCTATTTGATTTAACAACAGTACCTGTCGCACCCACTGCGATTGCTGTATAATTATTAGACCCGTCAGTATTGTTAGAATATACACTGTACAAATCTTTTAATGTATTGACGTTCTCACTTGTCCATTGCTGAGTTCCAGTAGTACCACCACTTGCTATTTTTCTAACTAAAATTGTACCTTGACCACCTACTACTACTTGCCATGAATATTTCTGGAAGCCTGGTGTCCATTTACCTTTTGAACCAGTTGAACCTGTGCCAGGCATAACAGCAGCATCGTAAAAGTCTTTCTTGTAATTAGAACCATTTACTATAGTATCTTGGTTGTATACCATATCCAATGCAGGAGAAAGTGTTGAAGTTGACTTGAATGAATAATCAGCCAAAGTAACAGTTGCATCATCACTATTTTGTAGAGGACCAAATCCAAAACTGTTATAGTAGTATGTACCTGCTATGTCATTTGAGATTGTAAAGATTGTACTGGTTATTGTTTTAGTAGTGCTACCATTATATTGTGTGAATGAAGAACCACCGTCAGTACTATAATAAACAATACCACCTGAACCATATGCTGTGATAACACTTGTACCAGTAGAACTTGCATATTGGTCTGTCTCGTCATAACTGTGACGAATCGCATTGAAACCTCTATCAAATACTGAACTTGCACCGCTCTTCCATAGTTCAACTAAGTTATATTCAGAACTAACAGAAGAATAGACTTTTGCACTGAAACTAACTTCAATACGTGAACCTTCAGTATATTCTGTGTTTGCAGAACTACGTGGATCAGTTGTTGGTATAATAGTTACACCGTTTGGTGGTTGAATTGAACGAGTATCTGTAGGCCATGTGCTTGAACCATCAGTCCAGTTATAGAAACTGATTGGTTCAACGATTGGGTTGCTGATAGTACTCTTTGATTGAGTAACAGCACCAATAACCAACTTATCGAATGTGATTGTATTGGCAGCAATAGATGTTGCAGTAACAGCGCCAGCATCAATCTTACCAGCGGTGATACTGAATGCAGCCAATGCGTTTGCATCTACCGCGTTAGCAGCAATCTTACCAGCAGTTACACTATTGGCAGCAAGTTTATCAGTTGTGATAACGTTTGCAACCAATTTGTCAGTTGTGATAACGTTTGCTTGAATCTTGTCAGCAGTTACAGAACCAACAGTTAAGTGTCTGGCTTCAATAGTATCAGCACTGATGTTATAACCAGCAACAGTGTTGGCAGCAATTCTATTTCCAGTGATTGTGTTTGGTGCAATATTATAACCAGAAATTGTATTACTCTTTATTTGCGTACCAACTACTGAATTGTTAGAGATAACTTGTCCAGGAACTTGTAGTGTTGCAGACTTCCACTTGTATGGTGTTGATGTTGTATCATAGACCCGTGCAGATTGCTTATCAGTTGTTTCATTATAGAACACTGCACCATCATTATCGATTGGTGGATTGAAGCCAGTCGTGCTTGCAAAACTTGTAGTTAATTGAGTATCAGTTGCTACACCATAAGTTGGGTCATATGATACTGGGACATAAGCCAATGTTACGACACCGCGTGTACCATCTTGTCCTGGGACTGTTTTATTCAAGTTAACAACCGTTGGAGGTGCAGTGTAGACATTACCTGTATTGTCTTTGTAGATAACAGGAGTTGTAATTGTTGCAACGTTTGCTGTTAAACTTGATGGAGCAGGCCATTGAGCGAATGTTCCTGCATCTGTAGGACCACTTGCAAACGTAACGCCACTATAAACGATATTACTGATATCAATACGCCATGAGTTGTTAGTCATAGCACTATTGCTTGCCGCAGCAGTATAATCAACTTGTCCAGGACCACTTAAACCATACAAGCGAACAACAACGTTTGCTAAGTCTGGTTCACCGTTCGCATACAACCCAACAGTTACTGGAGTGGGTTCATATGCAGTTTGGAAGTTCTGACCAGTAACAGTTGCTGTTGGGTTCGGTGACCAACTGAACGCTGAACTATTTGGACTGAAATCACTCTTACTTCTTGTGCCAGCAGCACGAACTCTGAAATAGTAGTTGAATCCTGAACCACTTGCAGGCAAACCAGTAACTGTAGTTGTTACAGTACTTGAATTAGGAAATACAGGACCATTGTTATAGTATTGTGTCTCCCATAACTTAAATGTAACTGTACTTGTAGGAGCACTTGCGGCAACAGCATACCATACTTCCATTTGGGTGACTGAACCCGTAGATGGCACAGTCATTGTTAGTTCAAAACTAGGAATAGCACTTGTTGTAATAACTGAACCAGTTGTTGGTGCTGTAGGTGTGCTAATGTTTGTTGGGTCAGTTAAGCCTGTGTTTAATGCTGGCAAGAAACTAGTGATGTTACCATCACCATAAATTGTGTCATTGTATTCACTCATCAACAAGTGAGCACCTAATGACCCGTCATCACGTTTTGTCTCTTGAACTTGCGTAACACGGAACAACTTACCATAACCAGTTAGTGTTGGAGTTGTTGCAAAGTTTTGATCCCAGCCATATGCCTTGTGGTAGACACGAATAATATCACCTGCTTCAATTTGAATGCCCGCAAAGTCAACATCCATACCAAGAATCAAGTCATCACGAGCCATTTCAAGTCTACGTGTACCGATATATTGTGCTTGAACTGAATCGTTAACAATTGGTAATGAAACAATAGTCTTGTTTACTGGTTCATTTGGATTCATCAAGTTAGCAGGTAAATTGATATAAGCATAATCAATGTTATCTTTAATCAACTTACTTGGGAATTGAACTTCAACTTGGTTGTACATGTTGTTCAAATCGTTTGGTGTAATTGCTGCACCACTTGTTGCGAAACCATAGTATGTTGCAGGTGTATGTGAACCTGTATCTTCATAAACAGTGTCGCAATATACGGTGAACAAATCATTGATAGTTAAACCATCTTGGCTGAAACTTCTATTGATTGCAACTGACCACTTGCCTTGGGTCTCGTCCCATTGTAACCATGAATCACATGCATCCATTATATGGTTCAAGTTCTCTAAACAACCTTTTGAGGTGTCAAGTGGACCATTAATAACATAACGTGCTTGTGAACTGATTCCAGCATTATCATTAAAGTCAATTAACTCAGCACAATAATCATTCAAGCCATTAAATCCAGTGAACATATTATAGTCAATCAAATCACTAGGAATTCCACAACCATAACGTGTGTTTGTCATGTAATCAACTGCGACTGAGCCTGGATTATTCAACGTGTTGCGCACATAAGCAGTTACTGGGCTTACACTTGTTAAGTTAGCATCTTGGTCATACTGAATACGAATAATCATAAATGCAGTATTTGACATTCTATGATTACTTGTCCATTGTTGTGCTGATGCAATACCACCACCAGTAACACTGTCACTCAATACACTGATAGCGCCTGGTGCATTATACAATGGGTTGTTAGAACCATTAGAATAGAAATAACATTTGATTTTACCAGCAACTTTAGTGTTTCGTACCGGTGAGCCTGTGCTCATATCTACTAGAGCATCAACACTAGTTCTGTCTGTTGCATTAAATTCTAACTTTTTATCGTTCCAATATGCAAGAGGATAACCTGGCAATGATGGGTCATCGAAACTAATGTCACCCGTATCTGTTACTTCGCTTAATGCGTAAACGAACCACATATACTTTTGGTCTGTTGAAATCTTTACATCAGTGAGTACACCTGGCATGAAAGCATTACCATAGACTACACTTAGTTTGTTTGTTGTGCTGGGACCTGCTTGAATCCTATTACCTAATTGTGCGTTAGTTGTATCTGCACCTTGGTCTGGTTTCTTTGCGATAAGGCTACTGATTGCTTGAACTGCAAGTACACGTGCACCGAATGTAATTGCTGCACCTAATGCACCACCACCAACGGCTGCTGCTGCCAAACCACCTGTATAAACGATTGCCGCTGCTGTTGCTAACGGTCTAACAATGTCTGTCCAAAAACTCATATTACTACCTTAAATTATTTAGGAACACCAAAGTCCCATGTTGCATTGATTAATGAAGGAACGTTATCCATGCTTACATCAGTTGGATTGTATTTCTTCCAACTTGTAGGGCTTGTGTTTCTTCCTGAAATATGTGATGCAAGAACTGATTTATAGTTTGAACAATTTAAACTACATGTATAGGTGTCTGCAAGTTCACCCATATCTAATGATTCTTCAATGTTCCAACTTGTAATGATACCAGTATATCTGAGTACTGGGTGAAGTACATAGTTGCCATCATAGAAACCTCTATAGATTTGAACTAAACTTCCTTTAATTTTATAATCATCACTTAGTACATAGAAAATGTTTGCCGCATCGACACCTAATAAAGAAATTGTAGTATCAAAGCCTGTTGCTGATAAGTCACGTTGCTGTGTGCCGCAACCCAGTAAACCAGCAAGAGCAGTATAGGTATTGCCACCAAATGTTTCATCTCTGTAACTTGTGCTGAATGTAACTACTTCTGTACCGCCGTTTGATAAGTTTAATGTCAACTTAACAAAGTCTGCGGTTAAAACGTAGTCAGTGTTATTGACTAGTGGTATATTATTCATTTGTTAACTCCTATAGTATTTAGTTTTATGCGTCACCCACAAACTCATACAAGTTGAAGTCACTGTCGAATGAAACAAGAGCATTGTTAACAACAGCGTTACCAACACGATGATAGCCACCTGGTGATAATGTGTATGTTGGCATGTTTGGACAGAACATTTGGAATTGTACATCATTGCCCCAATTTAAACCATAACCACTGATTGGATCAGAAATAATGTTCGGTCTGTGTGTTGTAACTGTTACAGTTGAATCAACACCTCTAGTAACATCACTAGTACTTGTGAATGGATAAGGTTGACCTTGAATTTGAATAAAGTCACCTTTCTTTAGAATATAAGTTCCTGCTGAAACGTTAACAGTAGACACGTTAAGAACCAACTGATTACCAATAAAACTTTGAATGATAATGTTGCCTCGTTGAATTGTTGTCAATCCACCTTGATATGCAAGAAGCCAAGATAAGTTTGGATTATTACTGAATGTAATAACTTCAGGAATAGTCTTATCCATTCTATCTAAATCTTCTAAGATTGCTCGTGCTTCGTTATACTTCAAACTTGAAGATACACTTACTTGAAGTTTCCATGGATTCATTGTTGGTGTTTCACTTACACGAGGAATTTCGTTTCGTGCATATTGAATACCAACAACTCTACGGCGATTGAAACTTAGTTTATTGCTTATGTTAATAATTTTTTGTAATGACATATTATCTTCCCATTGAAGGTGATTCTTTTCTTGCTTGTTCGATTGTACCTAACAATAGTTGACGATTGTTAGTTAATAAACGAGCGACACCTGCGGCATCTACAGCCGAAATGTTATTTGTGATATTGTATACTGGTGCCTGTTGTTGACCCGCACCATTTGGAATCACTGTACTTGCTGTACGTGGAACAATCAATTCAGGACCATTCTCACCGACGATTGAAGCCTTACCGATCGGAGGGTTACCACCTTCAGCAAATCCAAGCATACTTCCCAAACCAGCAAGCATACCACCAGAGCCTCCACCAGAACCCATCATTTTCCATAATTGCATTGCGCTTGCCTTAAGTTCAATCTTAATCAAATCACGAATGATAGAACTTGCAAGGTCACTAAAACTAAACTTACCATTATCAACAAAATTGTCAATGGCTGAGTTCATGTTATTTGTTACTGCATTAAACATATCACGTGCTTTGTTGGCAGCATTAGTTGCATTATCGATATATTCATTGAATGCCTGTTGCCAACCAGTTGAAAACTCTCTAGACTTTTGGTAAAGTTCACTTTGTTGTTGCTTTAATCTGTCATTGCCAGCAGTAGCAATATCATAATATTTTTGTTGTTCTTCGGTAGATAGTTTGGCACCTCTACGTGCTTCTTCGGCTTCAATAGCCGCTTTCGCACTTGCCTTAGACGCAGCCTCGATATCATAATACTTCTTCTCAAGTTCAGTCATGGTCAACTTAGCCATATCATCCTGAACACCTTGAAGTTGTTTGGTCATTTCAATTTGTTGTTGAATTCCAAACAAACGTACTTGCTCTGCTTGTTGAAGAACATTATTATTATGTACTGCACGTTGAATGCGTTCTGCTTCAACTTTAGTTGCTTCTTGAATTTTAGCGATTTGCTGGTCGATAACAGCACCCATGCCACCACGTTGTTCTTCTTCGGATAAGTCTTCTTTAGACTTTCTTAGTTTATCAACTTCGTCGGCTGCACGTTTGAACAACGCCTCTTGTGCTCTTACTGTATCTTGATATTCTTTGCTCTTACCAATTAATTGGTTATCAAGGTTGATGTTATCAATAACTTCAGCACTTTGTTTCTTGAATGATTCAGTAACTCTTTCAAGTTCGTGACGTTTCTTTTCAAGTGCATCAGCAACTTTACGAGCGGCATCTGCTTGAGCCTTTGCTTGTTCATTTGCAGTATCAGTTTGACTATTACCTGCTTTATCTTCAGCGTCTGATGTTAAACCAAGTATCGTACCAATACCAGCAGCGATTGCTGCTACTAGACCACCTACGCCACGTAATGCAGTCATTACTTTACCAGTTGCACCGAATGTTTGGCTAATTGCTTTTCCTGCACCACCGAATAATGTAGTCAGTGCACCTACACCTCGACCAATTGTACCAATTGCACGTACAATCAATCCCCAACCAGTGAAGGCGAATGCAATAGATAATGCAACAGCCAATGCTTTAATAATAGTAACTAGAGTCTCAGTTGACTTTTTACCTTCAGCCATTGCATTGTTAAAGTCAACAATCTTAGTAAGCACCGGGCTAAATGCTTCCAAGAATGCCATTTTTAATGCACCCTGAGCAGTTACCATTTGGTCATTCAATTCAGCAGCACGTTTGATAGATTCAGCATATTTGTCGGCACTACCAGCAGTTTCTTTTAGTCTATCTGATAATTCTTTTGGATCAACAGTCTTGAAACTTTTACCAAACAAGTTCATCATAATGCTGGCACGTCTACCGGCATCATCAATCTTACTGATACCCTCTAATGTACCTTGAAGTAATTCTTGTTCGCTTAGTTTACCTAAATCTTGTAAACTAATACCTGCTTGTCTGAAAGCATCTTGTGCTTTGATACTACCACTTGCCGCTTCATCTAATGAGCGAACAAATTGATTTACGGCTGCTGGCATCATTGATGCTTCGCCACCTGTAACTGCTAATGCTTTTTGTAATTCTACTAATCTACCAACAGCGATACCGCTAGCATTACTCAAGTCTTGTAGTTCATCAGCCATTGCAATTACTTTACCAGTAAAAGCAGCAAAGCCTAGACCTGCAATCTTAGCACCTAATCCAGTGAATTTAGCATGAACTTTATCAATGCTTGATGTTAACTTATCTAAACCAGATATTGCTTTACTTGTGTCGGCATCAACGGTTAAATTTAAATCAGCCATTATTTTCTACCCCTCTTCATAATTTCTTTAAGACGTTTCTTCATAAACTGTTCTGTTGGTTTAGTCATACCATCAGGTGACTGTTTTGAATAGCCTTCATCCAATTTCTTTGCATATGGATATTTTGCTTCAATCTCATTACCTTTAAGTTTCGTGTTACGTCTTGCATTACCCGAACGAATTGGCGTATTCTTTTTAAATTCTTGGTAAACTTCTTGTGGAAGATTATCTAATTCTTTTTGGATACGCTTAATCTTAGATGTAATGTTGTCTGTTACCTTAAAGGTAAATTCATTAGCCATTTTGTTTTGCCTTCTTCATTATTTCCATCAACTCATCAGTTGATAGTTCAGGTGACTGACCGTTTAATTTTCTTTGCTGGTGATTATGATAACTTATGGCAGCATCCATTATATACAAATCAAAGGTACTAGCATCTCTGATTACTTGGCTAGGGAGCATCTTGTATCTCTCAGCCATTGTGTCTAATGTTAAAATCATTGCTAGTTCCTGTGATTGTGCTTGTATGGTGCTGCCTGTTATTTTCCCAACATCTCAGTAACTTTACTGATTGCTTTCATTAAGATATTTGTTGGTAGCATATTGTCATTTGACAATATTTGGTCACCGTGTTCATCAAGAATTAGTGTCTTTACAATTTCAACGACACTTCCTGTTGAATCTTGTGTAGCATTAGCCAATTTCATAAACGTATCCATAGGTTGACGGTCCCATGTATAGAATTCAATCGCTTCGCCGTATTCTTTGTTGATTTCCTCGTCTGATAGTATTACTTTAACTAACTGAGGTTTTGCTGTGAGTTGTGATAATTTCATTTGTTTCTCCTATTTAAATTGTTTCACATTAATATTTAGTCTTTTTTGTCTTCCTTATCCTCTATCATTTGATTCAATAGAGCGATGCGAAAACTTGATTTTGCTTTTAGTTGTTTAACTGTATCTTGGATATCAGTTAGCATTCGTGCTCCTTTTGCTTCATCAGCAAGAAGGGCTTTAAGTCGTTCTTCGTCTGTTTTGATCCAGACATTGTTTTTTTCATTCATTTGTTGATCCTCATAAAAGAATAGGGAGACGAATCTCCCTATTTTACTTTACCTAACTAAATTAGGCTACAGTATCTTGTGTGAATCCACCATCAACAGCGATTGTCAATGGAGAGACCCAAACAGGTGCTTCTGGGCTAGTTGTTGGTGCTAGACCAGTGATGAAACCTTGACCAGTAGTGAAACGGGCACCAGCAGCATCGCCTGCATAGTATACTTCAAAGTATAACAAGTCTTTTGCGCTTGAAAGGTTCAATAGACCTTTTGCTGCGGCAGTAGTACCTGATGAACCAGTTGTACCAAACCAAGTTGAGTCATCAACAACAATGTTAGTGCTGATTTCGTTATCAGCAGGTGTTGATAACTTGCGTGTATCAGCATCATTGAATGTTGTGTAACTATAAACTCCAGTAGAGTTTGTAACTGTTAGGTCTTGTACAAAAGGCACAGTGATTGCGCTAGACATATCAGAAGATAGACTAACTTTAATTACTGGTTGTGTTCCAGATGTGTTTGTTGTAATACGAGCCATTTGTGTTCTCCTTGTGTAATGGGCTTATTGGAATTCTAATCTTTTTAAATTGAACGTATAAGTTCTGTATTCAGCACGATTGATGTAATCCTGTGTCATATCATAGTCTCTTTCATGGTAACCGTCTAACAATACATTATCTGCTACCAGATTTTGTATTGCTTGAACCGCTTTATCACGGTCAACGTCACCCTGAAATGTAACTAAGATGATTGTCATTAAATCACTTGCTACGTAGATGTTACCACCATAGTTTACTGCTAAACTGTATGGTGTTCTATCTCCTATAGCAGGATCATTCACATAAATGCCATGACGAACGTTTTCCATAGTTTGTGGAAATTCGTCAAACACTTCAAAGCCTGTATTAAGACTTCTTAAAGCATCACATACTTGTGTGCTTGTGAATAATGGCAATGACATTAGAAATATCTCCTATCGCCTTGGAAAAAGTTTACATCCGCTTGATAGTTTTCTTCAAGTTTAGAAATGAAACCATCACCAGTTAAGTCGTAGAAGTTAGACAACTGAGTTGCCTTTTCATATTCCTGGGTATAACGCTCTTTAGCATGATCCCAGTTGATTTTATCTACTTCGTTGATGTTAGAAACATCAGTAACTAGTGTACGGTAAAATTCTTCGATTGCTTTAAAACAATCAAGACGAACTAGAGTTTGGTCATTCTTAACTAACTTGCTAGGATCAAACGCACTAATGAGTTTACCCTGAGTATTAGTCTTAAAGTACCAAGCACCCCAAGTATTTTCAACATACTTAGGCCACCATCCAAACTCTAATTGATATAAAATTTCCTGACTGGCTACATGAAAATAGTTGTCCCAATTCACTCCAAGACTAGCGGCACGCTTTTCAGCGGCTGGGTCGTAGAACTGAATA